GAGGTCCACGTCGTCCGAGTGGGACAGGATGGGCCTGAAGTTGATGCCGACCCCGTCGATGGAAGTTGACGGGTTTGAGACGACCTGAGAGGACCAGAAGAAGTTGTTCCACGTCACGGAGTTCCAGGTCCCGCCTGACGGCGGCGTGTCGAGAGTCCCGGAGTAGTTCAGGGTTCCGCCGTAGTCGTACTCGACGCCCACGTTGAACGTGACAGTTCCGCTGGCGTCCATCTCGAAGCCGAGCTTTCGGAACCGCTTCTTGGTCGAGGGCGCTCCCAGGTACGAGAACACAGGGGCCAGCACGGACTGGATCGCTGTCCCGTCGTGGTTCGGACCGCTGTTGAGGATGTGGACGTATCCGTTGTCGTCCCCCGCGTATGTGACCTCGTTCCCGATTGAGTCTTCCCCGACGAAGGCGCACGTGAACTGGTGGGCGAGCTTGTGCCTGGACCAGCCGATCACGCTGGACCCATAGACTGTGGCACAGATGACGGTCTTGTCGGAGTAGTACACCCGGTAGTGGGACTTGTCCTTGAGGGTGATGGCAAACTTTGGCGTCCGCACTGTCGGGTCGAAGTAGGGCTTGATGTTCTTGCTCAGGGCGGCTGTCGCAAAGTCACCGAAGTTCTGGGTGGCGTCTAGCGCGTACACACCCTTGGTGTCGTGGTACAGCACGCGGCCGTTCACCTCCGCGATGGTCCCGGCGTTCATGCCCATCGTGTCCGTCAGCTTCTTGATGTTCCACGGGGAGGCTCCGCTTCCGCTCGACCCGTACAACAGGCTGATGGTGTTGTTCGTTCCGATGGCCATGACATCGCTTCGGATCGAGTAGATGTTCGTGATCGTGTCCCCGACCGCAAGCTCCCCGGACCCAAGGATCACGTTCCACACGTACTGCCCAAGGGCGGACGAGACGATCACCGACGAGGAGTACGACAGAAACAGGAAGTTCTTGTGGACGCAGATGTGGCTGGGCTTGTCTCCGCCCGCTGGCATGCCAGCGATGATGGCCGTCCCGAACGGCGCATAGACATCCCCGTTGGTGTCCAACTCGAAGGCGTAGTTGACCCCATCGCATCCGTAGATGCGGCGCGTGCTGGCGGACCCGCCCATGTTGGCCACGACGAACTCGTACTCACCGCCTGGGGACAAGGCGATGGCGCTCTCCGCCCCGGGAAGAGTGAGGGTCCCGCCACCAGATGTGGTCGCTGCACCAGCGGAGAAGCTGCCTGGGGCTGGGGCTGTGACGACGAGAATCCCTGCGGCGTTGCCCCCTGTGAAGCTACCGCTTGTCCGCATCACCCGCTTGATCGTGGCGCTGTTCGCGCCCTGCGTGAGCGTCTGCCCGTCCGCAACGCTTCCTGAGCCCGCCGTGAAGGCGACCGTCTTGAGGAGGGTGACTTGCGTCCATCCGCCTGTCGTCGCCTTGTAGATGTCCGTCGCCGTGCCGCCAGCGTTGTTCCTGAAGGCGTACGTGGTTCCATTGAGCGTGACGACGCCACGGATCGGCCCGCTTCCGGGAACGGCTCCGATAAGCCCACGGTAGTAGGTCATGATCGCCACCTTCGCGGCCTTGTACCCGGGGTCGTCGAGGGCCTCGGCGTAGATTTTGGTGGCGTTCCCGAGGTCGTTGATGACACCGACCTTGATGTAGAAGGCGACAGGCCCTGGGGTGACGGACCCAGTGGTCAGGCGGATGTGCATGACGCCAGCCGCGTCCCCATCGTCCCAGGCCCCAGAGGACAGGATGGGGTCGGTCAGGACGATCCCTTCGGCTGTTGACGCGCCACCAAGCGTGGTCGTCAGCTTGACCGTGTCCCCCGTGACAATCGGGGTGTTGCCCCCGGAGATGAAATCGACCCGGTAGTACGTGGCCGTGGACGGCTTCTGGGCTCTGCCATCGAACCGCTCGTACCCGTCCACGCGGCGATACCCGCCGCCGATGACACAGTCGTAGTTGTCCAGGGTCAGGGCGACCCCGGCCTTCAGTTCAAACTGGGGATCAACTACATTCAGCCCGCCGCCGAACCGCTGAAGGCTGACCGAGGTCTTGGAGATGGCCATGTCGTCTTCACGCGAGCGGGTCTGGTTGCCACAGCAGGGGCCGTGTCTGGGTTCTCACCATGTCCCGGTACATGACAGCCCACTCTCTGTCTCCCTGCTCGATGGCCTCGGGAGCGCCTTCGTGGTATCCGTACATGGACAGTGCCACCCAGACGATGGCCATGTGAAACTCTTCCGGGAAGTCGGGCTCGTCCGCGTTCGCGGCAAGCTCAGTCGCCGTCTTGGTGTAGTCCACCGTGACGACGTACGCCTTGTCGGGGGCGATGTTGAATCGGATGTAGTGGCGCTTCGGCTCCGTGACCACGCTCGGGCCACCTTGGGCCGCGCTGTCAGCGGGTCCGTACGCCTGTCGGAACCAGTCCCAGGTCTGGTATTCCATGTAGGACCGGTCCGTTCCTGCCTCTTCGATCCTCCACGACTTCGGGTCGAACTTGCGGACATCGGTCCAGGCGAGCCCGGGGGCCAGCGCCGTGAAATCGTACTCCTGGGTACCGACCACGAGAGTTCCCGTGTGAGTCCCCTGCATGAACAGCCAGTCCTCCCGCTTGCGCTGGATCGCTGTCCACGCTTGCTTGGTCCAGTTCACCAGCTTGAGGAACATCCCGCTCTGGTTCAGGACGGACGAGACCTGCGGGCCTGTCACCCCAGCCTTGGACTGTAGCTCCTGGACCAGTTCGAGGAAGGTCATTACGGGAAGACTTCGCAGACCCAGGCTTGCCCTGCATCATTCAGCTTGACGGTGTCCATGTGCGCTCCTAGGCGTTCAGTTCCGCTTCCGGGATGTCCTTGCGTGCCTTCGGCCCGTCGATGTACTGGTACGGGTAGGACAGGATTTCCCTGGCCACCTGAACCCGCGTGTCACCGATCCCGTTCGGGTTCGGCTGGAACACGGTCTCGTACTCGGTCTCGACGGCGTGGTCGAGGACCTCCTTGACGGAGGCCGGGACCCACATCGGGATGCCGCGACGTAGGGCGTACATGACGCCGTTCACGCCGACCGGCACCGGGTCGATGCTGTTGCGGGCGTTCTTGTCCACTTTCTGGACGACGATCTTGAACATCGGCTGCGAGCGAAGCTCGTCCAGGGTGGACTTCACTTCCTCTTTGGCGGCGACGTTGCGGGGGATTCCCTTCACTTGGTGGCTCCTTTCTTGATGGCCTTCTTGACGACCTTGGCGACCTTCTTCACCACGGACTCCTTCTTGGGTGCCGCCTTGGCCTGAGCCACGACGGGCTGTCTGCCCCCGAAGGAGGCGCAGTAGTCCTGCGCGGAGTCCATGTCGGAGAAGTTCTGGGTGCTGACTCGGTCGTCGTCGTAGATGACGGTCACTGTCATCTGGTCGAGAACGACGTCTTTGACGCCCGGTTTCATGTTGTGCCCTTTCTCTTATGGCCTCGGGCTGTTACCTCTGTAAAGAGGAAACAGCCCGGGCCAGTTCGATCACAGCGTGTTGCTGGACGGCAGGTGCATGACGTCGTAGTACGTCGCCGTCACGTTGGCAGCGTCGAGCGCGGTCGTGGCCACCGTGAAGGTGGTCGCACCGAGCGCGATCTTGATGATGCCGAACGGCGTGTACGAGTCGGACGCCACGTCCGGGATGTACCCGGTGCCGATGTGCTTCAGGCCGGTGGCCGCGTCGGTCCACTCCTGGCCGGAGTAGGTCCCCTGGATCGTGTACACGTTCCCGGACGAGTCCAGGACCAGCACGTAGTACACGGTCGTGTTCGCGGGCTGCACGTAGAACGTCTTGCGGCCGGTGATCGGCTGCTGGAGCGTGTCCTTCACGGTCAGCGCCTGGGCCGACAGGATGGCCTTGGAGTACAGGACCCCGTCGATGGCGTAGATGATCGCGTTGGTCGTCTTCACCGTCGCGGCCGAACCGGCGTTGATGGCGAGGACGGGCTTCAGGTTGCCGGAACCGGCGATCTGGCCGCACAGGGCGCGGAGAGCGCGGGTCGAGACGTCTTGGAGGGTGGGCATTGCTGTTCCTTTCTCTGGTCTTGGGGCCGGGCTACATTGTCACCCGGCCCACGGTTTCACCTCGATTGTCCTGTCCGATTACAGGGCGGTCGCGGCGGTTTCGAGCCGGACCATCCAGTTCTCGTTCAGGCGGACGCACGCGTAGTACGTCTTCCACGACACGTAGCCGCGCTGACCCAGGGGGTCGGACTTGTCCACGTCGTCGGGGTTGATCACGCGGGGAGTGACGGCGCTCGCGCCCTTGAGGGTCACGATGCCGAACGCCTCACGCGCCAGGATGACGACGGGGTACACGTCCGCGCTGGTGCCGGTCGTGGAGACCATCGTGCCGCCAGCCGCGCCGCCCGCATCCGCGAACGGCAGGAACAGCGGGGAGGCGATGAAGCGCACGTTCTCGACGGAGCCGATCTCCATGGGGTCGATGACCTTGCGGGTGCCGTAGGCCGCGACGGGCAGGAAGCCGGACAGGTTGCGGATGTCCGGGATCAGGTCCGTGTGGCAGACGGCGACGTAGCCGGGTTCGACGTACCGGGTGGAGATTTGCACCGAGGGCGCGAGGATGTCGGTGATCATCTTCGCCCGCTGGGACATCAGCGTGCGGACGCAGCCGCGAATCTTGTTCAGCGAGATCGCGGTGTTGACGTCGGTGCGTTGGGTGCCGTTGTTGTACGAGACGTTGGTGCCAGCCTTGATGACGCCGTAGGCGATGTTCTCGGTCGTCTCAGCGATCTGCTCGCCACACAGTTGCGTGGCGTTCTTGAGGACGGGGTCCTCGGACAGATCGTTCACCCGGTCCGTGATCTCGACCAACGCGCCGTACTGCGCGAGTTGGACGCTCACGTCCTGGTACGACATGGACTGGGCGGTCGGCGTGACGCCTTCCGTCAGGGCGGTTGTCGCGGCGACGAACGGGATTGCCCGGCGGAACTTGACCGTGTCGGCCTTGTTCTTGGGCATGGGCTTGGGCATCCCCAGCTTCTGGAGGACGACGATGGGTTCGGCGTGCGAGAGCATCTCGACAGCCGCCCACGCCGCCGTCCGCTGGGAGATGGAACCATAGGTGGTTTGGGCCATCTGGATTTCCTTTCAGCGTAGGTGTGGTGGGTCCCTATCTGACCAGGCTGGCGAGCTTGGTATCCGCTTTCTTGGCGAACACCGAGAACGCCGTATCGAAGTCGTCAGGGACGGTTGTGCGCTCTCCTGAACTCGGGGCCGATCCCGTTGGTCCGGCAGCATCACGAAGCTGTTGCTCACGCTTGGCCTTCAGAGCAGCCGCTTCAGCAGCGGCCTTTTCGTCGGCGTTCTCCGTGGTGGTGCCTTTCTTCTGGGGCGTTGGCTCTTCCTTCTTTCGAGCAGAGATGTGGCCCGTGTCATTCGCGTAGCGGTCGAGCATCAGGAGCGCATCCCGAGGGTCTGGGCTTTTTGCGAGCATCTGCACACCGGGCGACTGTTGGTCGAACCAGTCCTTGAACTCGGGGGCCTTCACCGCTTCGGTCCAGCCGTCGTACTTCTCGTCCACGACGGCCTTCGCCTTGGCGAATGAAGATTCCTCGCGTTCCTTCTGGAGCGGTCCCACCGCCTCCTTCACACTGGTGACGTCGTTCTGAACACCGGATACCGCCGCTTCCACGGCGGATGCGATGTCCGGGAACTTCTCCACCAGCGACTTCCAGCTTTCCGACTGGCGAAAGTCGGTAGTTTTGGGTTCGTCTGTCTTGGGAGCGGGGGTCGGGGCAGCCTTCTGCTGTTCCCGAAGCTGTCGCACTCGACCCTGCTCGACCTTGACGTTGTTCCTGAGTCGCAGGATTTCCTCCTGCGCCTCCTTGGGAAGGGCCGCGAACCACTCGGGGTCCTCTTCCTTGGTCTTGCCCTTTGCCGCCTTCGGGGGCGTCTCCGTGGGCTCGGTCTCCGTTTTCGGAGGTGTTTCTGTGGGCTCGCTCCCCGTGGGGGCGGCCTCGGCTTCCACCTTCGGAGGGGTCTCCGTCTGGGTGGGTGTCTCTGTGGGGGATGCGGAAGCGTCGTGCTGCTTGGCGAACTCGTCGAACGCCTTGTCGAAGTCCAGTTCCTGGGTGGGCGTGTCCGGCTGTTTCTCAGCCATAGAGGTTCCCTCTGTCTTGGTCGGTGGTCGTCTGAATCACTTGTCCTAGCCTCTGAACTTCCAGGAAGGCGCGAAGCTCCTTCGCCCTGCCCTGCAACACCTTCACTTCCTCGTCGGAGCCGTTCTCCAGCTTCGAGTGAATCTCCGCGAGTCGCCAGGAGATATACGCACCCAGCGACCGCCATTCAACAGCCTGGAGTCGAACTGCCCAGTCCTTGTTTGTCAGCGGGGCTTCCTTGGGTTCAGGCATTTCTTACATCCCTGTCAGATGCCCTCGCCCGTCTGGTACCGGGCGGCGAGTTCGGCGTTGAACTTGGCGATGTCCGCGTCCACGTCGAGGGTCTTGATGGTGACGCGGGTCTTCAGTTCTTCCTCGCGGAGCTTGCCGGAGATGAC